AATGGTGAACATGATGACTTGGCGGATTCGATGACACAGGCTATACTACGTTTTAGACAGGGTGGTTTTATTACGACTCCAAGTGATTATGACGATGAAGACGAGGCGGCGTTTTACCGTCAGAAACGCGAATACTATTAGGAGACTATCATGGCTGATGAAGATGTTAAAAGAGCACTAATGGAGGCTTTAGGTGGGTCTACTCGCCCACGCTCACGTCCACAAGGTATGGGCGAGTCTGGCAGAGCCATTTCCAATGCTGACAAGCTGAAGATGATGATGCGTGAATCTGAAGGCGTTGGCGAAGCTGACACGAAAATTTCTCCTGAACAAATGAAATTGCTTGAGCAAATGATGAAGCAACAGCAAGGCGTAAGAGATAAAGCTGAACGCAAAGCTTTCCCACCACCGTCCATGATGAAAAAAGGCGGCGAAGTTAAACGCAAAAAGAAGCCTAAGATGGGCGCAGTTATGAAGGGTCGTGGTGGCTCATACAAAGGAATGAAATAATGGGCAGTAGCAAAAAGATCAGAGGCCAAGGAGCTAAACGAAAGGTACTTCGTCAGCCACCTATTAAGGAATTTATTCGCGGCCTTGACCGCAACTTTGAGGAAGAACGCGACTTTGATCCCGGACCGCCTAGTTATTTTCAAACAACACGGGCTAATCCTACTGCTTTTCCTACCGCAGGGATGGAGGCTGACGCAAAAGCAACCGAGAAAGAAAGAGTGGGGGAAGTGCTTCGCGCTTCGATGTTAGACATGATTGCTGAATCAAGAACTGGCAAGACAACTCACCCCTTAGAATCAAGGCCCTCTGCCAAGCAGAGGGACAAGCAGATGGCAAAAAAAGCCAAAGGCGGCTCTGTCCGTGCTTTTAACAATGGTGGTGCGGTTATGAAAGGCCGTGGCCCAAAATTTAAAGGAACAACATAATGGCTTCTAAGAAAAAAACTTTTGTAGAATCTCAACCTGAAGGTGCTTTAAAGGGTACTTTTTTTGATTACGTTCCAGATGCTTTACAAGTTGGTAATTATCTTAAACAGTTTATGTCTAAAAAAGATTCAGAACCACAATCAGGTACTGGAAAAGCTGTAATGAAGGGCCGTGGAACTAAATTTAAAGGAGTAAAGTAATGAAAAATCCTAGTAAAAGTCAGGTTGGTCTTAAAAAACTTCCTAAAGACGTTCGCAATAAAATGGGTTATTTTGCCAATGGCGGTAATGTTCACAAGATGCCAGACGGTTCAATGATGTCAGATAACGATCCATCTATGGGAAGTTACGAACATGGCGGTCAGGTTTCAAACTCTGGTCACTCTCGTGGTGGCGGTGCAGCACTCAGTGGCACTAAGTTTACTGGGGTGAAGTGATGCCTAAAATAACCATAGACATTCATCTTCCTTATGATGATATGCCTGAATATGACATGCCTGAAGATGAGGTATTGATTGTTGAAGACATTGTTGATGAGGACGTTTCAGAAGAAATTGTTATTACTTGCCCCACTTGTGGACAAGTAATTGCCGAAGATGTTGATGAAGACTAACCGCAGCATTATGACAGGAGCCTAAAATGGCGATTGAACAAGGATTAGGTGCTGGCGGAATACCCGACGAGCCTATGGTTGAAGATAATACCCGTATGATGGAACTCCCCGATCTTCTTCCTGAAGTTCCGGGCGTTACTGAGCTTAATGATGGAAGTGTCATTGTTGGCGAATATGAAGAAGAAGGCGAGCCTGTAGAAGAAATCGAGTTCGAGGGGAACTTGGCTGACGTTATGGACGAAGGCGATTTAAACGATATATCTTCTAGTCTTGTTGGTTCTATAGACGATGACCTTTCTGCCCGTTCCGACTGGGAAGACACTTACAAGAAGGGCCTTGAGTTCCTTGGCATGAAGACTGAGGAGCGCAGTGAGCCGTTTGAAGGTTCTTCTGGCGTTATCCACCCGTTACTTGCTGAGAGCGTTACACAGTTTCAAGCTCAAGCTTACCGTGAGATGCTACCATCTAGCGGACCTGTCAGATCACAGGTTGTTGGCGCTCAGAACGAAATTCTTGTTAAGCAGGCAGAGCGCGTTAAAGATTATATGAATTATATGATCACTTACGAAATGGAAGAATACGATCCTGAGATGGATCAGATGTTGTTCTATCTCCCTGTGATTGGTTCTACATTCAAGAAAGTTTACTTCGATCCTTTAAAGGGTCGCGCTGTTAGTAAGTTTATTCACGCTGAAGACATCATCGTGCCTTATGGTGCGTCTGATTTTGCGTCTTCGCCTCGCATTACACATCGTTTGTCTATGGATTCTAACGAGATTCGTAAGCTACAACTTGCAGGCTTTTACCGTGATATTGATCTTCCTAGCGATTCTGAAGGTAGTGATTCTTCTATGGATGAAGTAGAGGAATCAATTGATGACATTCAAGGCATTCACCCTTCTGGTCCTTCCGAAGAACTTACATTGTATGAAGTTCACACATCCTTAGACATTGATGGCTTTGAGGATTTGGGTGCTGATGGCGAGCCTACAGGATTAAAGCTTCCGTACATTGTAACCGTGATTGCTGACTCAGGTGACGTTCTTTCTGTGCGCAGGAATTACGATCCAATGGACCCTATGAAGCGTGCAAAGCAGTATTTTGTACACTACAAATTCCTGCCCGGTTTGGGCTTTTATGGCTTAGGTCTAACGCATATGATTGGTGGATTGGCTCAAGCTTCTACGTCTATCCTGCGTCAACTTATAGATGCAGGCACGCTCTCTAACCTACCAGCAGGCTTTAAAGCCCGTGGCGCTCGTATCCGTGATGAAGATTCTCCCCTTCAGCCCGGTGAGTTCCGCGATATTGATGTGGTTGGAGGCACCCTGCAAGGCTCTTTGATGCCCCTCCCTTTCAAGGAGCCTTCAGGGACGCTTTATAACCTTCTTGGTACACTTGTAGATGCTGGACGTAGGTTCGCATCAATGGCTGACATGAAGGTTGGCGAGATGGGCGGAGATACGCCTGTTGGAACTACAATGGCTATTATGGAGCGCGGCACTAAAGTTATGTCCGCCATCCACAAGCGTTTGCATTACTCTCAGCGTATTGAGTTTAAGCTTCTGTCTAAGATTTTCTCTGAGACTGTGCAGGCTTATCCGTATCCAGCAGACATGCAGATGGGTCCTGAAATCTTCGCACAAGACTTTGATAATCGCGTAGATGTGCTTCCTGTTTCTGATCCTAACATCTTCTCTATGTCCCAGCGCATTGCATTGGCACAGACAGAGTTGCAGTTGGTTCAATCCAATCCACAGATACACGGTGGGCCACAGGGTCTATATCAAGCGTATCGTAAGATGTACGAAGCGTTAGGCGTAACTAATATTGATGGCATTCTGCCACCCCCGCCACCACCACCGCCACCAGTTAATCCATCTAAGGAAAACCAGTTGGCTTTACAGGGTGCTCCGTTACAGGCATTTCCAGAGCAAGACCACGAGGCTCACATAGAGGCTCACATGGCCGTTATGTCTACTCCAGCTATGCAACTGAACCCTAGTGCCATTATGGCATTACAGGGCCACATACAGGAGCATATAGGTCTACTCGCAGAGGCGCAGGCACAGCAGGAAGTTATGTCTCAGATTCCACCAGAGCAAATGCAGATGATGCAACAGCAAGCTCAGATGATGCAACAACAAGGGCAGATGGGCGGACCACAAGGTCAACAGCCTCCTGCTGATCCTATGGCGCAGTTTAAGCCACAGATTGATTCTCTTGCGGCACAAATTATCGCTGATTTGACTGAAGAGCTTGCTCAAGCGGTTAGTCCACCTGAGCAGTCTGATCCGCTTGTGGACATCAGGAACCAAGAACTTCAGTTAAAGGCTGCTGACTTACAGCGCAAAGAAGCTGAGTTTGAGATAAAGCAAGAGTTTGCTCGTGAAAGAGAACAGAATGACGTTCTTACCGCGCAGCAACGTATTGATGTTTCTGAGGCCGCATTATCCGATAAGACTAGAATTGCAGAAAACCGCATTCAAACACAGAGAGACATTGCGGCTTTAAACTCTAACACAAGGAACCAATAAAATGGGATCAGTAAGAGATAAAATGATTGAACAAATTCGTGCAGCAAAGCGTGGGACTGTCATAGCAGAACCTGTTGTTCAAGTAGAAGTTGTTGTAGAAGTGAGAGCGCGGGATGAAAACGGACACTTTATTGCAGATGACCCAGCCACATCAGAAAACGAAGCGTGGACTAAAAAGCCAGTTGCAAATCCTGCCAAAAATAAAAAAACAAAAGTCAAAAAATCTAAGTAGGTTCAGCAGTATTGCAAGG